CTGAAATATTTTACTGTTCCAGTAAACTATTTAATATTAGAAATTCAAAAAAATCTATATATAATACTTTACTATTTCAATCAAAAACGGGAGTCCCCACTCCCCACTCCCCATCTTATTTAGAAGTTTATATTTTAAAAAATATTTAAAAGATTATCTTTATATATTATAAATGGAAACTGAAAGTCCTACCGGTTGTTCCAAATCTTGTGTCTGCTGTGCGCCAAAGAAGCCATTTGATGCGAAAGAGTATGCTAAAAATTGGTATAAAAAGAATCAAGATACATTAAAAGAGTATAATAAGAATCGGCAGAAAGAAAGATACGCAGACGAATCTACAAAAGAGCGGATAAAGTTAATGAATGTGAAACGATATTATAAAGCAAAGGGAGTTGAATTACCTGAAAAGTGGAAGAAAGTAATTATAAGTTAAAGGAATTTTTTTTCGTTTAACCTTTAATTTTTAAAATAATAGTATTATTTTAAATGGAACACTGGAACATTCACGCTGTGATAATGAAGGACGCGGATCCAAAAGAAGCCGAAAAGATACTTAAAGGTAAGCCCGATCACGTCAACTTTAAAAAAGACAAGACTCATTATGTAAAATTGGATAAAAATCATTTTGATAAATTCAGGAACAAGAAAATCAATAAAAACCTTACCATTATGTTCGGTAGACTCAAACCGGAACACGCTGAATTGTCAGGAGGCGGATTCTTTGATTACTTTAAAAAAGGAATCAATTATGTCAAGGATTCGGTCAAGTCTTTTGCGAATCGGTTTCAAGTCAAGATGGATTACACTAATGCTGTCAAAAAAGTCTTGTCCGAACAAGGAAACAAAATGATAAAATCAATTGAATTGTATCGTTATCCGGTTCAAGAATATTTACCCATATTAATGGATATTCTAACCTTTGGAAAGTTTAGTAAAGCAAAGAACGAATTAAATTATGATAAAATGTTTCATTTAGGTATGATTATCACATTGGAAGATAATCAAAAATTATTGATAGAAAAAAATGAGGTTATTAATATTTCAACAAACGTTTCTGAACCCGAACACAATGCCAAAATTGAAAAATTAATCGTTGCTGTAGACACCCCAATGACATTAAATGAATTTCTAAGTAAAGCAAGATTACGAATGGGGGATAAAGACTACTTTAGCTATGAACCGCTAAGCACCAACTGCCAAAACTATATAAAAAATTTATTAGAGGCAAGCGGACTTTACGGACAAAGAGAAAATCACTTTGTGTTTCAAGATGTGGAAGGGATAGCGAGACAACTCCCTGGTATCAGTAAAAAAATTATATCGGGTTTATTAAAGACTATCAGCATTGGTCATAATGTAATTGGAAGCGGGTGTTGGAAAGGATATAAACGAGTTAAAGGAACAAAACCGTATTCTAAAGGAAGTTGTGAAAAAATTGGAGAAGGAGAATATGGTCTTGATAAATTGGAATATTTATGGAATAAAAATATGGATACTGATAAATTTATTGGACGAGGGACCGAGCAATCCGAATTGGAAATTCCGGCAGGACAAGGTGGTAATCAGTCTTCAGGGTATGTCCGCGCGATTATGGCAAAAAAAGCCGGATACCCAGATCTTGACTTGACTAAAATGGAAAAAGCCAGTAAACATATTACTGAAGCAAAAGTGGAAGCGTTTTATCGGTATTGTCTTGTTAACGGAAAGGTTAATAATAAAGGACTTATTCCCAATATACAGCAATTGTATGGAGACTTTTTGGAACAACGAGCACGAAGACAAATTCCGGATATTCCCGTTCCGTTAGTTCCAATACCTGTTCCTGAACCAAATGAATTCGGTCGTTTAGAAAGACAGGCTGCGGAATATTACCTCGCACCAAAAGGAGATCGTAAACGATTGAAACAAGCAATGGATTCCGAATTTGGACCGGCGAAAACAAAAACAGCAATGGCAAAAGCGAGACAACAAAATTCAAGAGCCAACCGTCGTAATAAATCTAATTAATTTATTGAAAACTTTTTAATTTTAAAATTATTAATAAGTAAATGGAAGAAATTGGTGGAAGCCAGAATTCAGGATACATTCAGGCTATTATGGCAAAAAAAGCCGGATATCCCGACCTTGAATTGACTAAAATGAATAAAGCCAGTAAACATATCACACAAGCAAAAGTAGAAGCGTTTTATCGCTATTGTCTTGTCAATGGAATCCCGAATAATAAAGGACTCATTCCCAATATACAGCAATTGTATGGAGACTTTTTGGAACAACGAGAACGAAGACAAATTCCGGATATTCCCGTTCCTCAAGTGCCTCTACCCATCCCCGCTGTTCCAGAATTTCAACCAAGACCACGTATAGATTACCAAAGAATATACAGAGAAGAAGCAGAAAGACGAGCAAGAGATGGAATAGAATTAGCAAGCGAACAAGAAGCAAGACGAGCAAGAGAAGAAGCAGAAAATAAAGACGAAGAAATTCCTGTAAGAAGAAGAAGAAATATACCACGAGCGATGAGAGCACCACAACCAGAACCAGCACAACCAGAGCGACCAGCACAACCAGCACTACGAAATGTAGAACCAGCGACTGATATTAGACATTTACAAAACGGACAATTAGTAGCATTTTGTTTAAAAGACAGGGAGCGATTAAGTGATGACGCGACACGAGGATATGTTGGAGGAGGTTTAGAGATATATGCGATATATAAAATTATAGATAGAAAAGCAAACACATATACAGCAAAAAAAGTAAGGGTATTTAGACGACAACAAAGTATGCCAGGTGGTTTAGATAATAAAGATGAATTAAAAATTCAACTTAAACGCGATAAAGAAGATGGTGATTATTATCTACATCCAGTTTTTAAAAGAGGAAAATTTTTTACAGAGGATGCGTATATGGCAATAGAAAAGGTAAGTGGAATACCTCTTAATTTTGAAAATCCAGAAGAAAATAGAAGTGCTAAAAAATATTATAACTAAAATCTTATGAATAATTAAAATGTTCGGTGATACTCAAAATTCACAACGATTCCCAAGAATCAACGCCTACGATCAATGGAAAGCGAATTATCTACAAGGAGGTATGAAAAGACAAAAATCAGAAATTCCTGAAGAAGAAAAAATAAATATTTTTGATCAAATACCCGATCCAGTTCAAGGTATTATAGAATCTTTTTTAACTCCAGCGGATAGACGACAATCCGCTGGCGTTCTTAATATTGACCCACCAAATAGTTCAAATTCTTTAGTTCAATTACCAGATGAAATTCAAGAAAATATATCATCTTTTTTAACTCCAGAAGATAAAAGAGAAATGAAACACTCAAATTATAATATTAAAGTTAATAATCCGTATCCAAATATAAAAATAGGTGATATAATAAATTTATCAGTTTTACAACCAACGTTTAGTAGCCTTCAGAGTGATATACCAGACTTAGTAGCAAAATATAAAATTATTAATATATATAGACCGAAAAATAATAGACAGGTTTTTATTCAATTACAATTGATTTCATACTCACCTACAGCACGTATTAATGACGACATTATTAAAAATCCAATAATTATTATTCATTCAGATGCTAAAGAAAATTTGGTAGGTGAAAATGAATTTTTCAAGCAAAGCAGTTTATTCAGCCCTAAATATTTTTTTAATCCAGACCGTAGTGGATCAGGAAAAAAACAGAAAATGAGTATAGAAGAAGAATCAAAAAATCCATTACGAAATAATTCTATTCCAGATGAAATAGTAGAACAAGTTTTACCTTTTTTAGATAACAGCGATTTAAATCAAGTCAGGAGGGTTAATAGAAGATTAAATAATTTTACATTACCATATAAAATAAATAGATCGGAAACTTTAGATAAAGTAGCACATATGATTCCGTCTATTAATAATTTAAGAGTAGGGGATATTTTTATTTTACAAAGTCAAGGAATTGGTAGAACAAAAATTATTGCTAAATATCAACTTATGTATATGAATTTAACACATACCAGATTTAGATTTAAATTAATGGAAGGTATACCCGAATTAGGATTACCGAAAATTTATGATACAGATTTAGATATAGAATCCGGAGGGATTGAAATCCCATTTCAAATGGAATCAATAAATGGTGATTTTGTTCCAATTGATTTAGTTAATAATCAAGATCATATCAAACAAAATAAAGATGATTTTTATATTTCATTAGTAGATGATGACGAATTATCTCAAGTTAATAATTTATTAGAGCATCTTGAAGACAAATCCGACTCCGAAGAAGATTAATTTTTTTTCAAGGAACTAATAAAAAATAAAAATCTAAAAAATATCTTATTATATAATAAAATGGAAATCTTTTCTTTACTCTTTTTAAAAACCGACTGGGAAAAAACGGACGCAGTAGTTGAAGTAGAACAACGACAAATGAAAGTGCTGTCCGTAGTAGAAGACGATAATTTGATTGTATGCGTTATCAAAGAAATACCGGTGGAAGAAAGTAAGTCTCGTATGTTTATGCTAACAGAAACTATATTTTGTCTATGTAAGATAGACGACTCGTTGTTAACTAAAATAGATGATCTACAATACGAAGCAAAGGAACCTGAATGTGAAATGAAAGAATAATATTTAATTTTAAATTAAATATTAAATGCCTTCGCGAACATACAGCATAACCGATTATACGAAAGAACGAGCCAAGTATATTGATTGCGAAGTGAAACCCAGCACCAACCCTAAAAAAAAGATAGATGTATATTATAAAGGGAATAAAGTAGCCAGTATAGGATCCCCAAATTACCTTGATTATCCGACTTTTATACAAGAGCGGGGGCAGGCCTATGCTAATGAGCGTCGCCGATTATATCACCTGCGTCATACAAAAGACTCACTTAATGAACTACTTGCGTTGTGGTTGCTTTGGTAAACTAATCTTAAAAAATGAAAAATAAAAATGGAATTTTTTAGATACAACTTGAAGCCGAATACTCTTGCCGATTATGAATTACACTAAAAACATTAACGACTTTATGACTTTCTTGATGAACTATTCAATTGCGATTGATAGACATCCAATTGAGGAAGAAATTTATCAACAAATCAGGAATTATGTTGATAAAAAGTCAAAGGATATTGATTCATCTAAGTTAGAAAAAGACTTTGACCCTGAAAATGTATTATGGATCAACTTGATGAAGAAAGATCATTCAAAAATAATGAAGAGCCGTAAAGTAGCCGAATCTATATTAGGGGGTGTTATTATGGAATATAGAACTGAGTTAATGAAGCGATTTTATTTTAGTGAATACACTAAAAAGAAAGATTCTTTTGAAGTTGACTTAGAAAAAAGACTCAAAGAAATAAAAAAAGATAGAAAATTAAAAGAGAAAGAAGATAAAAAATTAGGTAAAGTAGGAGGTAAAAATAAAAAGGGAACTCCGTGTCCGATTTGTAAAAATACGGTCCAAGCGTGTGAGATGGCAAGGCATCAAAGAAGTCAAAGATGTCTAAAAATAAAAGCAGAATTAGAAAAAGCGAGAGAAGCAGAAGAAGTAATTCCGGTAGGAGAAGAAGAAGATAAATTAGATGATTCTATAGTATACGATGAAGAAGAACAAGTAATTCAGGTAGAAGAAGTAATTCCGGCAGGAGAAGAAGTAGTAGAAGTAGTAGAAGAAGTAGTAGAAGTTAAACGTAAAAAAAATAAATATTGTATTGAATGTAATACTAAAGTGAAGCGTGAGGAAAGGTGCGAACATAAATATTGTAATTTATGTGTTAGTAATTGTATTGAATGTTTATAAATAAAAAATTATTTAGAATTTTGATAAAAATAATAAAAAAAAGTGATACAAGGTAAGATATTTACAAGATTTTTAATAAAAAAATCTAATAAGTATCATAATATACAAATTTAGATACTTTTAAGGTCTTTATTAGGTCTTTATTTGTAATAATTTATAAATTTTTCTGAGATACGCGTGCTGAAATATCAAGTAAGTATCTAAATTCCGCATTAAATATCAATTTTTGATACTTAATGGATCTTTTTATTAAAAATCGTGTAAGTATCTTGATGTTTTGAGTCTTTTTTCTTATTTTTATTTTTTTTATAACTTTTTTTATAAAAAATGAAAAAAAAATATTTAAAATTTTAATTATAAAGAAGATGTCGGAATTTAATTGTTTTCAAACTTTACTGAATTATTTACAAGATGAAATTTATCGGTATTTGTCAGGTATTGAGTCAGGTATTGAGTCAGGTATTGAAACTGAAGAAGAATATGACAATACTATAAATGAATCAACGTTTGAAATCACACAAGATGTAGTAGAACATCTAACTGAAAATGATTTAGAGATGGTTCTTAAAGATATAGGATCTGAGATAGGTCATATTATAAATAGATTACCTTGTATGAGTGATATATGCCCCCATCAAATAAATATTGACATTTGTATAGAATATATATCAAGACAATTAGATCTTTCTTTTGAAGGATATCAAGAATATGTATCAACTCATCAAGACGAATCCGATCGCGAAGAAGGTGAGCCGTTTGGTGAAGGTGAGTCATTTGGTGAAGGTGAGACAAATTAATTAGTTTTAAAATAAAACTAATTATTATAATGAAAACGGCACGTTTGTTGGAAAAGATATTTGAAATGATATATGATAACATACTGAATGACTACCCCATTTTTAGGCGTTTAATTATTGAATTGAATCAATACGCCGATTCGGAACGAGACTTTGATATTTTTAAAATTAAATTAGTGCTTACAGCATATGGTTGCTGTAATATATCATACGCAGGCAGTCCTGAAGATATCTCGGAAGGTGATGTCAGTTCAAGTTCGTTAATGACCCTTAAATTTGATGTTCCTAATGAATATTAAATGATTATCATACCCAATTTACCCAGTAAAGTATTAAGTTGGGATTTGAGGTCATTTATTTGAGTTTGCTGTGCTTGTATTTGGACTTGTTGTTCCTTAACAGCTCCAACAAGAAAGGGAATAATTCCCTGTTGATTCATACCTAAATACTCACCTACACTGGATACAATTTCAGGAATAATTTCTTTTACTTCATTAGCAATAAACCCGTGATTTATAAAAGTTGGATTACTAATCCATTTAAATGAAACAGGTCTTAATGCTATAATTTTTTCAAGATTACTTTGTAAAGTGGATACATCTTGTTTCAATTTAATATCACTCAATGAATTCCAAGAAGTGCTAGTTCCATCCATATAAACACCGTTAAAAGTGCTTCCATTAGTGGTATTAGAAACAAACATTTGACTAATATTATTTGAACCAACACTCCATCCATTGTTTCTTGAACCAAAATAAAGGGCTCCCCTAAAAAGACCTGAGGTTATTTGTTTTAATCCCAAATCAAATCCACTTGGTAAATTTAATCCACCCGAATCTATATTTACTGTTTCTACATTATTCACTTTGAACGAATGAACCGCACCAGAAATAGTTTCATACGAATTACTATTACTGTTATTTGCTAATGTGAATACACCCGTTGAATTATTCATTGATAAAGTTGAAGTTGAACTGTTCCCATTAAGTGTTATTGTTTTAGATGTATTGACAACAACACCACTTCCATTAATATTTGCTGTTTCTACATTATTCACCAAAAACGAATGTTTTTGACCTGTGATTGCTTTATACACTACATTACCCGCTCCCGTATTCGTAATCGTCAAGTCGCTTGCGTCAGAATGTTGAAGAGTATCACTCGTTATTGTTGGGAGAATTGCTGTTTTACCAGAAGCCAGTGTCAATCCTATATTAGAAATATTTGCTATTTCTACTCCAGCCACTTTAAACGAATGAATCGCACCAGAAACAGTTTCATAAGAATTGTTATTACTGTTATTTGCTAATGTGAATACACCCGTTGAATTATTCATTCCTAAACTTGAAGTTGAACTGTTCCCGATTAATTGAATTGTTTTAGATATATTGACAACAACACCACCTCCATTAATATTTGCGATTTCTGAATTATTTACTTTAAACGAATGGTTTTGACTTGTAGGCACTTGGTAAGAATTACTATTATTATTATTTTGTAATGTCAAAAGCCCTGTTGAATTATTCATTGATAAAGTTGAAGTTGAACTGTTCCCAGCAAGTGTTATTGTTTTAGAAGAATACATATATAATCCAGTGGAATCAATGTCTGCCACTTGGGTATTATTAGTCCTAAAAGAATTAAATCCACTTGATGGAACATTGAAAATATTTTCTGCTACTGGATTGTTTAAAGTAAAAATACCTGTTAAATTAGCATAACTCAAACTCGCTCCTTCTCCAGAATATCCATTCAAGTATAATGATTTAGTAGCAATTAAATTTAATCCAGTTGAATCAATCTTTGCGATTTCTGTCCCAGATACGACCTCAAAAGAATGTTTAAAAGTAGACGGAACGCGATAAGTAAGCGTATTTGTTGTATTCTGAAGTAATGCTGTTGCTCCATTTAGTGAAATTTTGCCATTGTTATTGATTTGTAGTAAATTAGTGGATGGATTATAAGTGATATGTCCTACTCCGTCCGTATAAAGACTGGTTCTACCTGTTGTATTTGAACCGACGCAAGCCACTGGATAAGCAGTATTGGATGTTGTTCCGTTAATGTATACATCATTGGCTGTTGTTAGGGAAGAACCGTCGCCTGAGAAAGTAATAGTTGGAGTTGTTAATGTTTTACCAAGACTCACATTGAATCCAGTCGGGGTAATATAACATACCTCAGCTACTTTACTTTCATCTAATGTGGCTGAACCTCTAAAACTGATAGAATTGTAAAAATCGTGGTATATCGTTCCTGATAATCCAAATACTCTGTATAAGGTAGTGGATGGAGTATTTAATTGTGTAGAAAGGTCAGTTATGTAAAATCCATTACCCGCTCCTGGAGGCATCCAGTAATTATAACCTCCTACATTTGGAGACCTAATTCCACCAGCACTTACTGTTAATCCAGTTGAATCTACTTTAGCACTTTCAACCGTATTCACTTTGAAGGAATGAACCGCACCAACAGGCACTTCATATGAAGTGCTGTTGATATTATTCAGTAAGATTAAAACCCCTGTTGAATTACTCATTTGTAAAGTTGATGTTGAACTGTTCCCATTTAATCTAATTAATCCACCACTGGAAACCGTTAAAGTCGGCGTCGTAATAGAAACCGTTCCAGTTATATTTGCCGAGTTATCTATCGTTAACGCTGTCGTTCCAGTGTAAGTTTGTAAAGTCGGTCCGCCACCCGCAATCCCGCCTTGAATAATCGGTGCTCCAACGATCGCAAAATTATTAAGGTTCAAATTGGAAGAGATTGGGTTAGTGATCGCGGTGCTTTGGAGTAATTTGACTGCTTGGAACAAATTGGATAAATTGAGACTGACGTTCCAACTCATTTTAATAATAGTTTATATTTTAAAATAATTTGTAATTAATAATGAATAAATCGGAACTCATTGAAAATCAAATAACACCAATAGGGGATAACGAAATTCATAAATATTTTCCAAAAGAAAAAATATTAAGTTATTCCCAATTAGGAGATAAGAGTTTATCCGATCTATTACCTGACGCACGCGACTCTTGTTTTGTGCTTTACGAGGCTTCAAAAAATAACGGGCATTGGGTTTGTCTTTGTAAATATCTTGACGGTCAACAGCCCGTAGTAGAATTCTTTGATTCATACGGTGGAGCACCCGACTCTCAATTGAAATGGACTCCGAAAGAAACGCGAAATGGATTAGGTATCACGCGTCCATTCCTTTCAGATATTTTATCCGAAGCAAAAGACCAAGGTATGAAAGTCGTTCATAATACAACCAATTTCCAAAGTAAGAATCCCGCTGTTGCTACTTGTGGTAGGCATTGTTGCGTTAGAGTAAAGATGCTTGCGGATAAAAGATTAACATTAGAAGAGTATCAAAAAGTAATTGCCGATATTAAAAAAAAAACAGGAATGAATTATGATGAAATTGTTAGTTCGTTAATTAATTAATTTTTTTTCAAGGTCGGACTCGGTAGTAAATATCCTAAACAAGATGACAGCAATACTAACCAAGTTTCACGATTGGATGTATAATCCAAAGTCAAGTTTATAATGGATGTAATGATAATGATTAAACAAACTGTTAATTGTGATATATATACGATACAATCCTTTGTTGTATGTTCGCAAGACCATTCCTGAGTTTCCTTTTGATCTATCATTTTACTAATTAACAATTAATAAAATGAATTAATTTTTTATCTCCCGTTTATTTAAACAATGCCGTATGATAACGAATACAATCAAAGAATAGCAGAATTAGTTAGACGCGGTCAAGAGGCTTACATAATGACGCATCCAGTTGTTATGATGAGCGGTCTATTTAAATTTGGCGATGCTAACAAAGAACACAATAGACGAGTTCCCGATCAATTCTTACAAACTCAAGACGGACAGCAAGTCGGAGGATACGCTCCAGCCGGTAATGCGGATGTTGCTTTGAAATCTGGATTCGCTTCAGGCACTTATCGTGATACTGGATTTGATTATTGCGATGGAGCGAAAGGATCCGGTATGTCTGGTGGTGATTTTTCACTCGGGGATCTCGCTGATAGCAATTTTTGGAAAGGAATCAAAATTGGACGAGGAAATGCGCTTATTGGTGGGACTGAATTGGGTGCGCCTGATATGAATGCGACTCGGTATGGCGCTGGGGAAGGTTGTGGAGCCTCAGGAGGAGCACAAGATTTTACACTTGGGGATCTCGCTGATGCCAACTTTTGGAAAAGTATCAGCATTGGAAGAGGTCTTCATACCCCCCATCGGTCAGGTGGATTTAAATTAGGCGATTTAGGAGACGCTGATTTTTGGAAAGGAATTAAAATTTCAAGAGGTAGTGGGATGAGCGGTGGCGATTCTCAATTAAGTGATATCGGGAATTATATGAAAGACCGAAAAGGAGGCGATTTTTCTCTAGGGGATCTCGGTGATAGTAATTTTTGGAAAGGGATTAAAATTGGAAGATCAGGTGGAAGTGAATATGACGATTTTTGGAATGATTTTAAAAAGGGATTCAATATGTCTTTTGAACCAGGTGTAAAGTATATTTTGAAGCCTATGTTCGCTGCTACCGGCGGATTGCCTATCGCGGCTGCCCTACAATCAATGGGATACGGAAAATCAGGGGGTGGTGCCAGTGGGGGTAAACATTTTGAATTTGAAGACCTCGCTGATCCAAGCTGGTGGGCTAAGATTTGTATGAAGAAAGGATCGGGAAAAGTATTCAAGATGAAAGGCTGTGGTGGGGATTTTACCCTGGGTGATTTGGCTACTAAGGATTTCTGGAACAGTATTAAAGTAGGACGAGGTATGTCCGGAGGAGATTTCTTTAGTGATTTAGTTAATCCAAATACTTATAAAAATTTAGCAAGACAAGTGGTTGGTGTAGCCGATCAGGGCGTTGCTGGATTGAATCAAGCTTATTCGGGTGCTAAAAATAAAATTGGATTGGGGATGAAAACAGCAGAATACAAAGTCCAACCCATACTCGCGGATCATAAAGCAGAACCAAGAAATGAAATGAAAGAAGCGATGGGTGCTGGATTACCAACGAAACCTATTCGGGATCGTAAATTAGAATCAAAAGAAATTGGACTCGGATCTGGGAAGAAATTGACCACTGAAGACAAGAAAATTATTAGTATTGTCAAGAAAAAATTAAAGGGAAAAATGTCCGGTGGAGCAATGACCTTCACTGAATTACAACAACAACCTCAAAAGCCAGTAATCGCTCCAACTGGAATTCCTAAAGCCAATCTACCGAGTTCAAGTATGGGATCCGGAGCGTCAGGCGGAAAGAAGGGATTGCCACCAGCACTTCAAAAATGGAATACTCACTTGAAAGCGTTTCGGGCCAGTCATCCAGGTCTTAGTTTGAAAGAATGTATGAAACAAGCTAAAGGAAGTTATAAAAAATAAATAAATTAAATAATTACTAATTATTAAATGAGTCTTCGTCAAAAACAGATACGAGAGGTGTTAGATGCGGATTACAATATATCTAACCAAATCCGAGATAGAACAAGACGATATGTTTTATCCGATGTGGAAAATGTAGTTCCTAAACGACAGCGAGATGTGGATATTGAAGTGAATGTGGATAAAATTGTTGAAGCGTTAAACGAAAAGATGAATCAAAAATTATCATTATTAGAAAATCTTTTTAATAGAACAAGTGATAAAGGATTCTTAGAAGCAATCAATACCTCAGAAGTATCAGCAGGATGGAATACAATCGTGCGGTATTACCAAACTGCGGGTATTTCCCGAGCCACTCAAGAAATGGTTAAAGTAAAGGTCCAAGACTTAAACAATAATGTTGACGCAATGATTTATGGATTAGCCAAATTAGTAGTTCAATTCTCATTAGTTAGAAATACAAGCCTTATTGATGTAGCAAAAGCAAACGCAGTGTATCTATCCATTCAAGAACAATTGAAACTAAGTCAGTTTAGATTAATTGACGCTGTTGAAGTGGATTCACAATTCCGTTCCGCCATCGCTAAATTAAGTCCTAGGGATAGAGCGTTTGCGGAATCAATGATTAGAAAAGCAAATATAGCCAGAAAATATGACTTTAGTCCAGATCTTAGTAGAAGGGATGATATCGCAGATGAAAGAGGGTATAGAACAGGAGACCCAATTGCTGAGTCAAGATCAGATTTTGTAGATTCAGCAGTAGAAAAAGAAGAAAAAAGAGAAGAAAAAGAAGAAGAAACTGAAGAAGAAAGAATAGCAAGAGAAGAAGCTGAAATAGCTGAAAAAATGAAAGAAGAAGCAGACTTATATGAAAAGTTCAAGAAAAGTTCAGAATCAGCAACATCAAGAACAGGTAGATTATCAGCAGAAGATGAAGCAATTAAACGAGAAATTTTATACAGTCCTATAACTGACTTATTAAAAAGTTTTGATAGATTTACAACAGATGAAATTATAGAAAAGATTGGACCAAAATTTGGTATACACGGAGGTCTTACATCAGGAGGAAGAAATAAACCGAATGTTATTTCTAATCTACAAATGAAACTCCAAGAATTAGACAGAGACGAAACTTCAAGCAGATCCCCTTCAAGCAGACCACCTCCAATGGATAGAAAAGCATTTAGTAGCGGTAGTGGAAGATTCGGCGGACTCGGAATGAAGAATTCAGATTCCGATTCAAGTTCAAGTTCAGATTCAGATTGCGAATGTGATTCAGATTGTGAATGTGATTGTAAGTGCGATTGTCATTGTCGCGACGGAAATTATAATCACATCGGTTATGATGATCGCGATAATGACCCTTATACTAAGTTCAAAATGTCTAAAAAATGAAAAAAAAGTATATGAAATAATCTCCGATTTAAAAGTATTTAAAGGAATGTAAAAAAAAAGTCTTTGTCTAATTTTTAATTAAAAAAATTAAAAATTTTAATTTACATAAAAAATTTTTGATGTTTTTGAGTTTGTTCGTGTTTATTTTTTGACATTTTATTATATGAACCACCACATTCGCATATAATTTTTCGTAAATTTTCTTCTTTATTTTTTTGATAATATTTATTATCAGCCTCTTTTTTAGTTTCTTTATGTTCTTCTCTATATATTTTATCATATTCTTTTTTATCATTTTTATGTTCTTCGTTATATTTTTTCACCTTAATTTTAACTTGGTCTTTATTTTCATCGTAATATTTTTTATGATATTCTAATATCTTTTCTTTATTTTCATTATATCTTTTTTTAAAATATTCCAATATCTTTTCTTTATTTTGTTGATAATATTCTTTATGCGTTCGTAAAGGAATACATTTATTAATACAATCGTTATTTAATATATACCACGCTTCTTTTTGATTTAACTCTTCTTTTGAATTACAATTAATTTCTTCTACTAAAATGATTACAGCATCTCCGCAATCAATTAACAATTTAGATGATGTTGTATTTGATTTAGAACGATGTTGAACCATTCTTTGAGATAATGATCTAACAGTAGCACCATAATACGGAGGTATTTCAGGATTACTTGGACTAACGATTTGATATATTCTACTATTTTTGTATTCAGGCATTATATACTTTTATATACTCTTTTAAACTGTTTTTATTCATTTTTTATGTAATCTTTTTGTGTATTAGAAGAATGAGACATATTATGAGCGTCATCTTCCATCTTTTTTAATGTATCACCCCAGCGTTCAGAAAGGTAAAAATGTCTTAGCATACTTGAACTTACTTTTTTATGAAAGATACCATTTAAAATTCTTGTAATGGCATTAACAGCAGTCAAAGGGGTTCCGTTTGCGTCTACCAAGAATGGCGCAGGAAGGTCTTTGGGTTTCAACTTTCGTAATTTGATGTATTCGGAAATGACACTCATTAAATTCTCAGGAATATCTATCTTGACTTGCCCTTCTTTTTTTGCTGTTTTGAATTTATTAAAGACAAATTGTTTAGACGTCAGGTCAAGGTAATTGGTCGTATCAGAAAGTCCCTTTGAAGTCTTGACAATTGACAAGTCGCGGTATTCGTTTCGGCGAGGGGGTAGTTTGGTATACAATGATAGCACCAGATAATTCAAAAAATCATTATAAGATTGTTTTCGTTTCGCCTCTAATTCAGATTCGGTTTTTGATACTTCAGTCCAATCCATCCAGTTTTTTTCTTGAGTCTCGGTTTTGACTCCAGATTTTTCAAATTCTTTTAATGTCTTGTTGGATTCCATCATCTTCGCATAGTAAACATCTCGTAATTTACCTTGGGGTAGAACAGATACAATTGAAATCAGATAAGACCGGACGGTATTCGGTTTATAGTCTTTCAGATATTCTTCTACCGCTGGTATGTCCTTCAAACCAGACAGCGGGTTCTTAAATTTGAGCGTTTTAGATAATTTTGCGATATTTCTCAGATATACCTTTTTGGTAGATTCAGTTATATCTTTTTTATTCAATTCAGATTCAATAGATTCCATTTAATAATTACTAATTATTAAATTTTTAGATTTTTATTTTTTTTTCACAATCGTTATACCAAGATATCATATTCTTGATATTACGGTGTTCAAGTAGTTCAAGTAGTTCATTCAGTAAAGCAGTGTCATCCTGAACCAATTGATAATTACCAACAGGTAAAAATACAGTTGTTAGAACGCGAGTCTTTATTCCGCTGACCTTTTTCCAAAAAAGCGTAAATTGAATATCAGAATACAGCACAAACGAATGAGTCTTATTATATTGCCTTTTCTCATAAAAAGTAAAATACATAGGTATGATTTTATAGTAAATATCCATTACAACGTGAGTCAGTTCAGATTCCGATTCAAAAATACTCATATATTTAAAGATTAATCTTTAAATTTAAATTCTAAATAAGATGGGGAGTGGGGAGTGGGGACTCCCATTTTTAATTGAAATAGTAAAGTATTATATATAGATTTTTTTGAATTTCTAATATTAAATAGTTTACTGGAACAGTAAAATAATTCAGTCCCCACTCCCCACTCCCCACAATCTTTATTAATTACTTCTAAATAAGATGGGGAGTGGGGAGTGGGGACTCCCGTTTTTGATTGAAATAGTAAAGTATTATATATAGATTTTTTTGAATTTCTAATATTAAATAGTTTACTGGAACAGTAAAATATTTCAGTCCCCAGTCCCCACTCCCCACAATCTTTATTAATTACTTCTAAATAAGATGGGGAGTGGGGAGTGGGGACTCCCATTTTTAATTGAAATAGTAAAGTATTATATATAGATTTTTTTGAATTTCTAATATTAAATAGTTTACTGGAACAGTAAAATATTTCAGTCCCCACTCCCCACTCCCCACAATCTTTATAAGTCAATTTATAAAGATTGTATTTTCAATTCAATTTTATCCATATGAGCTCTTCTTAAATCTGCTATTCTTAGATGTAAGTCTGGTCTCATTGGTTGAATCGGATTTTTTATAGATTTTAAAGATGTTTTATCTCTGGATTCCCAAGTATATTTTGATAATGCGATAAATAAATCGTAGCAAGTAGGTTTTTTTTTAGTTCCTCCATACTTTTTGTATATCTTTATTAATTCAGGTATTCCATAAGAGTCAATAAAATGATACATATCTCCATCTCTATTATTGGCATATTCTTCAAGTTTATACTCAAATTCATAAAAAAAAATTGTATTAAAATCTTCTTCTAATAAAAATATTTCATAATCTTCTTCACATTGTTCTTTTACACCTCTCATTGCCTTACGAACATTTTTAAGAACACTTACCATCGTTTCTCGTTTTTCGGAATCTTTTACAAACTTAAATTTTTGTTCCATTCTTCTTTATAATAAAAAAAATCTAAAAATTATTTTCATTTTTTTAAAAGTCTAATTAATTCTCAGATTTTTTATCTAATCTAATTAGTAAAATGAGTTCGTTAGAAATGAGGAACAAATACTCAGAGGCACAGCCGTATCATATCTATTACGATCTTCAGATGATTAACAACAATACTGGAGGACTGACTCAGCCTGTTAATTTTGCTTATCAGGAAACTCGTAATAGCCCTTTTTTAGACGCTCCGTCTAATTACTTTATGTCCGTAGCACGCTTTCAAGTCCAGACGCCGACTCTCCCTGTGTTTATCCCTCAGATGAATCTCGGACAGGCTAATGTGAATCAAACTGCTTACAGCATTACTCTATCTTTTACTTACCTCACCGTTACTTACAATTACCAACAATACATCAATTATATCAATTACGATCTAACTGAAGTGGCTCCATCCAGTCTTTCTTTGGATACCATCACTTCTCAGTATTACTATGTCTATTCTTATCAGCAATGGGTAGGTATGATTAATAATGCCTTTACTTTGGCTCATACTGGATTGAACTCTTTAGTTGTAGCGGCTGGCGGAACATTACCTTCCAACAAACCTCCCTTTTGTCAATTTGACCCTTATTCTTTGTTGATGACGATCAATGCTGATATTTTAGGATATAATAATTCGTTAGCCGCCCCAATTCAGATCTACTTTAACTCAGCCTTGTATAGTTTATATTCAAACTTTCAGTGGACTTTTACAACATTAGGCTATAACGCTCCAAATGGAAAAAACTTTTTGTTAACAGTAGAAAATAATACATTCAGCAATGTTTATGTGGTTCCTGCTACCCCTACTTGGAACGCTTTACAGTGCTATCAAGAAGGGTCAACGGCATCGCTTTTGAATCCGGTAGAGTCTATTGTTTTCACTTCCGCCTTGATTCCAGTCGTTCCGCAGAATGTTGGTGTTCCCAGTTTGAATACCCAGGGTTTAGCAAATAGCAACGGCAACAATGCCAATGTATCGCCTATTATTACAGACTTTCAAATTCCGTTGTCTGCTGTAAACCGATACTTACCGGATATCCAATATACGCCTCAAGGTGAATACCGATTGGTGGATTTGGTCGGAAACTCGCCTTTATCCCGAATTGAAATTTCAGTCTTTTGGAAAGATACCTTTGGCGTTCTACATCCGCTGTTATTAGGGGCAGGGTGTAGTGCTTCGGTCAAAATAATGTTTCGGCGTAAAGATTTTAATACGGCGCGATTATTTGGAAGTATATAAAATAATCTCCGATTTAAAATTTTTGAGGAATTAATAAAATTTTTATTATCTCTACTATAATAAAAATGTCTAATGATTTTCAGAAGGTATTAGTCAAAGATCCGCGGTTGATGGTATCCGATCAGATCGCATATGCCGTTCATCGCGGTGGGCAGAATATGACCTCTTCTACTTATAATTCTATTTCATCCTCGGCGTCAAGTATGGTCTTCAATATCCAGGTCCCGTCGGAGCAGACCCTTATTGACCGCCGCGTCTTGTTGAGATCTACGGTTATTTTGAAAATGTCAGCAGCAGGCACCCCCGCTAACGCGATGCCAATGAATTATGGATACAGCGATGCCTTGTCCCCTTTTCCTCTTCATCAATTATTTTCAGTTATGACTTCTACCATCAACAACAATTCAGTCAGTATCAACATCCGCGACGTGCTACCTGCTATGTTGCGGTTCAATGACTCTCGTGAATTACAGCGATACAATGGAACGACTCCTGTTGCCTTTGATACGGTATCCAATTATTCTCAAGCCCTTGGTGCGAATTTGAATTCTTTAGGGTCTTGGGGGAATTGCTCTGATAACGACATCGTTCAGCGTGGTTCTTGGGTATTAGATGGTGTATCCAAAACACTATCAAATGGAACAAGTGGTAGTTTGGTCGCAAACAATCCTCTAACATTCGGATACACTGGTGATTTTTATTTACAATTCTCAGTCGCTGAGCCTTTGTTATTGTCGCCTTGGATTTTTGCTGATCCCAAATCTAACGGACAGGCTCTGTATGGCGTTCAAAATCTCAATTTCGTCTTCAATGTAGGTGATACGACTCGCGTCTTTCGTTCCGCTGGTGCTGCTGGAAACAGTTATGTATCTGCGGCATCAGTTTTATCATTTTCCAATTCTCAATTAGTCTTCAACTTTTTGACCCCACATCCGGACGATTTAATGGCGTCCAAAAATGTTGTTCCGTATTATGAATTACCACGTTATATTTCATCAGTTTCAGCCTCTGCTTCTCCTGCTTATTCTTCTGGAAATGTGGGAACATTTCAATTGAGATCTACCAATATTCAGTTGAATCAAATCCCAGACAAGCTGATTCTTCAAGTGCGGAAACCGATGGGAAATCAAGTAAATACCGATCCCGATTTCTTTTATGGTATCTCTGGTGTCAGTATCAATTTTAACAATCAGTCTGGTATTCTCGCATCCGCAACTCAACAAGACCTTTGGCGTTATTCAGTAGAAAACGGATCTAACCAATCGTGGTTGGAATTTAGTGGTTCCGCAAATGTCCCCGATATTATTTACGGTGCTGGTAAGAAAGTAGCAATGGCTGGATCGCTGTTAGTTTTAGAATTCGGCAAAGACATTCAGCTTACAGAATCGTTTTATGCGTCTGGTTCTTTAGGAAATTTCAATTTACAGGTTAACTTGACCTGCTTTAATCAAACTTCCGCTGACCTCGCCGCAGGAGATGCGTTAGAACTTGTTATTATTACTATGAACAGTGGCGTTTTTGTTTGTGAAAAAGGCACTTCCGCGACGTATACCGGCATCCTGACGAAACAAGATTGTTTGGACGCATCCGCACAACCCGGTGTGAGTTCATCTCATCTCAACCGAATGGTCGGTGGGTCTTTCTTGGATAAAATCAAGTCTGTTGTATCTCATCCTTTGACCCGAAGTCTTTTACCTTATGTCAAAGATTTACTAAAGTCGCACGGTGGTGAATACGGCAAGCAAGCAGCTGCTCTTGCTGATTCAGTCGGAATGGGACGTGCTGGTGGACGACTCTCCCATCATCTCAAAATGTAATCCAAAGGATTAATTAGGATTCAGAAGGATTCCGAAGGATTAATTAAGAAATTAGAAAATTTTTATTATCTCCTTTAATAATAAAAATGTCTCAATTAGAATCATTTCAATATTCTAACCGATTTTCTTCTGCTCTAACTATCGCTGTTGGCGCAGCCAGTGGAACTGCCACTCCTGCTTCTTTTTATGCGTCCAGTTCTAAAATTTTAGGGTATACGATTACTTCTGGTGCCAATCCTGGAACTCTTTCCATTATTGGAAGTTCCGCAGCCGGCGTCAATACGATTACTGCTACTACTTCAGCTAACGTCGCTGCCGCCAATTTAGTCCTCGTAGTTTATTGGATCAATGAAAAGCCTCCCGCTCTGGCTCTTAATCAATCTGGAAACAATATCGGAAGTAATGCTGTTATTACTCTCATCCCTTGTTAATTATTGTTAAATGGTTAATCGGGATACAAAGATACAAACTTTGTTCTGGTCTCCCTCGGTCATATCTCGTAATTGTTCGTATTTTGAATGAATTGAAAAGGTCTTTGTCATATTTTACGTAATACAGTCCATCGGTAAAGTTAAAAAGGAATACGAAAAGCTCAGGACGAACGACTTTATTGTATTCGTCAATTTTACTTTTGGAAATAATTGTATCTGGATATGCTGTTAATTTATTCCGCCTGCTCTTCAACTCAAAAATGTAAGAAACTCCAATGAAATCAAAATAACTGTAAAGATCTTCTGCCGGTTTTATCGTTTCGTCGTTGAAATGACGCTGAATTATAGTTAATAGTTTTTCTTCGTGTTCTTTTCCAAATTGTAAATCCAATTCCTTTTGATTCATTTATCAAATACACACTTTTAAATAAAAATATCTAATTTTTAATTTGATTAATTAATATCTTTATATTATTAATGGATGAGTATCAACTTTCAAAACATCGGAAAACAAGTCGCTATTATCCAGGCTGGAAAGTATAACAATAAGAAAGTAAGTATATCAGGTGAAAATGATGAAGATGAATTAAGTAAATCTTTTACTCAAATTAGACTACCGGATGGAAAATTTCAACAAACGCCTGATCCTGAATCCGAACGCAGTGTCATTTATATAACAGGACCATCGGGTAGTGGGAAATCAACATATTGTAAGAATTATCTAAAAGAATACAAAAAAGAAAATAAGAAAAATAACATCTATCTTTTTTCTTCTTTGGATGAAGATGAATCATTAGATGATGAAAAATTAGAGATACAGCGAATTATGGTAGGTAAGAATTTAGTAGATGAATTCTTACCTACCGATGAGTTCAAAAATTCCATCGTTATATTTGATGACATTGATAATATATCGGATAAAAAGGTAAGAGAATCCGTATATGCGATCTTGAATAATATTTTGGAAATTGGAAGGCATAGTAATACGTCGGTTTTGATTACGAATCACTTGACTACAAACGGTAAAGATACAAGAAGGATATTTAATGAAGCACACGCTGTTGTGTTCTTTCCTTTCGCAGGTAGTGGCAAAGGATTGCGTTATATGACTGAAGTCTATCTTGGACTGGATAAGAATCAAATGAAGAAAATAAGATCTACTAAAAGTAGGTGGTGTTGCGTCTTTAAGAATTATCCGCCTGCTATTATGACGGAAAAAGACTTGTGGTTAAATTTTACCGATGATTAATTTACTTTTAATTTTAAAAGTAAATATTAAAAAAGTAAATGGAATTTACTTGTCCTCATTGTAAAATCGCAGTAGAAATCATTGAAATCAATTGTAATGTCTTTCGTTGTGGAATTTTAAAATCAACAGGCGAACAAATCAATCCGCATTTACCAGAATCAGACTGCGGAAGATTAGTCTTGGCGGAATTAATTTGGGGATGCGGTAAGCCGTTTAAAATTGAAAACGGAATTTTAGTAGCCTGCGACTACTTATAAAATAAGACTAAAAAATGAAATTTTTTTCAAATTAAAAAATGAGACTTATAAAGATTGTGGGGAGTGGGGAGTGGGGACTCCCGTTTTTGATTGAAAAAGTAAAATATTATATATAGATTTTTTTGAATTTCTAATATTAAATAGTTTACTGGAACAGTAAAATATTTCAGTCCCCAGTCCCCACTCCCCATCTTATTTAGAAGTAATTAGACTTATAAAGATTGTGGGGAGTGGGGAGTGGGGACTCCCGTTTTTGATTGAAAAAGTAAAATATTATATATAGATTTTTTTGAATTTCTAATATTAAATAGTTTACTGGAACAGTAAAATATTTCAGTCCCCACTCCCCACTCCCCATCTTATTTAGAAGTAATTAATAAAAATTAATTAAATTAAATTCTATGAATTTAATTTTACTTTATATACCATTTATTACCGTGTGAACTATCAAATTCTATTTTAATTCCTGATACTACAGCAGGATTCTTTTTGATATATTTTGTTATTTTAGAATTAAGGTCTGGATGAAAGCCAAATAATTCCAATACTTTTTTTTGACGAATAAATGAATCGCTCGGATTGACTTTACTTAATTCGGATCGTAATTTAACGTAATCTTGATCTTCTACTTCAAGCTCTATGAGCTCAGATTGTTCGTCGCTATTTAACAGCGAATATCCCTTGATATAATTCTTTTCTACTTCAAGGCATTCCTTTATTTTTTCTATAAATTCTAATTTTTTAACATCGCATTTCTTTTGATGTTCTTTTTCAAACCACATTTTATACTCATCAAATGTTTCCGCAAGAGATACTTTTGATATGCCATCATTGTTAAGACAAGACTTTGTAAATAATAGAATGCTGTCATTCATCATTTTTGCTTTTTGAGTGGCTTGAAGAACAATTTCGGGAACATAATTTTGATAAGTCTTGTGGTTTTCAATTAATATCAAGAGTAATTCTTGAATCATTTCGGTATCAAATGAAAATGACTCATCTATTTGAATCTGATTTTCTTTTGTCGGATTCAGTGTAAATTCTGTATTAAATGGAATGATTCTAATTCGTTTCCAAACTGCTTTATCGCTGTTAATCAAATTTGGTATATTATTTTGAGGAAATATTAACTTGAATTGAGGTCTAATTTTTTTACCGTCTTTATAAAGACCTCGTATATAAATTTCATCATTGCCTGATAATTCTTTCATTAGACCTTCGTTGAATTCTTCTCGTTTTGATGCTTCTTGACAAACTACGAATCGTTTTAATACAGCCATAACTAATTCAGGACTACACGCACTGGATTGTGTCCGCTTTCCACTAAATACGCTTGTAGGTAAAGTTCCAGCATAATCTCCGAATAATTTTGATAAGATACCAATTAATACCGACTTTGAATTATTCCCTGATCCAGTAAAATAATGTAGTCCCTTGTGCGTATTATAGCCTTCTAATAAAGTTCCGAGGTAAGTCAAAACATATCTTTTTAATTCTTCTTCTTGAAAGACTTCTCCAAAGTATTTCATTACTTTGGCTTTTGTTGTAGGAATACTCACTGAAGTAAACGGAACTCCCATTCTAAAAGTGATATAGTCTTCAGGCTGACCGTCTCTAAATGAATTTGTCGTCAAATCATACACTCCATTTTCAAACCCTAATAATTTGGGATTTTGATTTAATTTTTCTACAAATTCTGAATCTTTAAAATAGACCATACATTCTTGGATGATTTTTTTCCTAAAAGGAGTATCTTCTAATTTATTCTTCTCTTTGAGTAGCACTAACCTTTCTTTTTCTAATTCTTTTTGTTGTTTTTTATTTTGTTTAGATTCTTCTTCGTCTTCGGAATCTTCGTCTTCTTCTTCCATAAGTTTGGCTATTTGCTCTCGTAGTTTTTTCAATTCTTCTAAGATATGAACCTTCAATTCACTTATCTTATGATACAATTCAGTAGATTCTTTTGATTCGCGTTTCCAATGATGATCTACAAATTGATAAAATTCACCTTTATCATATACATAATCTTTATTATATTTAGCGTGTAGTGCTTCCGCGCAGGCTACATTTGTTAATTGTCCGTTTCTTTTAATACTACCGATTAATGACTTACTCATTTTACCGGCGTAATACTTTTGATACCGGTCTGCGTCATCTATCTTGGCGTAATGCCTAATCGTTCCCAAAGTCGCTTTCCCTTTATTCTTTTGATAAAGAGCTATACAGCTTACCTTGTCAAAATTACTCGCTCTCGCCGAAAATTCTAAAAAGAGTTCTAATCCATCTAAACTCTTTCCAGTTTCGTTAGCGATCGCATTCCCTACCGCATACCAGCTTTGATAAGAAGATGCTCTATCTGGACTTAAAAATAATAACAATTCTCGTATCGTTTTTAACCTGTCTTCAGGACAATTATTCATTTCTTCAGTCCATTTCTTCAGTTGAGGTAATTGAAAGGAGGGAATATCTACTACTTGATTCGTTTCAAATAAAAATTTTAATTTTTGAGTTTCATTAGATATATCTAAAATTTGAGGATTAAACGTAGTTCCGAATTCAAATTGAGTTTCAGTAGATACCGTTTCATTTCCGAACTTGAATTCAACTTCATTCAATTCTGAATCAATAACGGAACTAATTTGATAAGGCAATTTTCCATCTTCTTTGATGCTACCATATAGCAACCACGGATTACTGCCACTCGCGTGAATATCAAAAATGTCTTTAGAATTGTATCTTGTAAATAATCCAGACGCTTCTTTTAAAAACGCAGGCAGAATAACTAACTTGAAATCTTCTTTTTTAATTAAACAAAATGGATACTCTATATGAACTCCTTCTTTGATAAAGTCAGATCCTTTCGTTTGGGGTTTGGTATAGACTACAGCAGTTAGATTTTCGGGTTTCAATTTAGGAATGTGTCTTGATAATACAATATTAAAAATATCAATGGTATCGGTAATGTCTTTCGGACTAATAAGTCTTTCGGAAGAATAGTCTTTTGGTAATTTTACATCAATATCTAATCTTGCCATTCCGAATTTTCGTGGTCGGACAGATATACTAAGCCCAGAGGATTGATTGTATAACTCCCAGAATTTGGGAAGGTCAGTCGTATCAATCAGATATTTTCGCTTATCTCGTTGACTAAGAAAATTATACAAAGAATCGCCAGACACCTCTCGCTGTTTAAGAAACAAATCCATCTTATTTATAAATATGATTTTAAATAATAATTAATTTTTTTTCATTTTTTATTTAGAATTATAAAGATTGTGGGGAGTGGGGAGTGGGGACTGAAATATTTTACTGTTCCAGTAAACTATTTAATATTAGAAATTCAAAAAAATCTATATATAATACTTTACTAT